GAATTTCTTGTTGCAGCAGTGTTTACTACTGCGCTGTTTTTACTTGTCGTAGTGAAGTCAACTACTCGCGGTATTCCAGCGTCATAAATGATGATTGGTATTACAGGAGCACCAGTTACAACATCGTTAAAACTCAAGACTTGGTTTCTTAATATAGTAAGAGAACCAGCTACAGGAGCGCCACTTACAACATCTGTAAAAGTAAAATTGTGCTTTGTTGTGAAATTAAAATTACTAATACTGGGAGCGCCAGTAGTAACATTGTTAAATGTGAAGCTATGGTTTTGGACTAAACTTAGATTTCCAACAATAGGAGATCCAGAAGTAATATTACTAAATACAAAACTTTCATCCTCAGCCGCTGCAAAATTCGCAACTACAGGTGAGCCAGTTGTTACACCATTAAAAGTAAAATTGTGAGTTTGTGTTACAGCTAGGTTATCTACAACAGGTGAGGGGGTTGTAACCGTTGTAAAGCCAAAAACGCCAGATTGCGTAAGCAACGGATTACCGATTACAGGAGAACCAGTTACAACATTATTGAAACTTAAGTTGTGGTTTTGTGTCAGCGCGAAATTATCAAGCGCTGGTGATCCAGCTACAACAGTGTTGAAAGCAAATGTTTCATCTTCTGCAACATTGAAATTTGCAACTGTTGGATTGCCAGTGACAACATTATTGAATGTAAAATTGTGGGTTTGAGTTAGTGCTAAATTTGGAACAACAGGAGCGCCCGAAACAACATTTTGGGGAACTAATGTTTCACGCTCTGCGCAATTAAAGTTATTTACTAATGGAGCACCAGTTACAACACTACTAAAAGTAAAGTTGTGATTTTGTGTCAGCGTAAACGCTGCAATGCTTGGTGGTGCTGTCGCAATATTGAGAGTAACAAGACCGTGTGTCTGTGTAAGCGCTAGGTTGTCCACTTGAGGAGAGCCAACAGCAACGCCAGTAAATGTTAAATTGTTTGCAACACTTACAGTTACATTTTCTACTACAGGAGCACCAGCTACAACGTCATTAAAAGTAAAATTGTAGACTACAGAAACTCTAGCATCATCCGCAACTGGATGCGCTGCAATAGGCGCAAAACCAAACATGGTTTATGACCTAGCTTCTACCCAAGCATTTACCATTGCCGTGACTTCTGCATTAGTCATATTTGACATTGTTCCATCATCAGCTTGCTTTTGAAATTTGTTAGCAGTGTGCATTGCCAACACTTTTGTATTCAATTCTGTTTGTGTCATAGTCGTAACTGTATCAGGCACGTAATATTCTCTGTCAGCTTCCTCTGGTGACCAACCTACTTTAGTATTTGTTGCGTCATCTGAGAAATAACCACCGTCCTCTATCCATTCTGGCGTCCTCATTCCCCCTGCTGTCATGTGCATTTTATACTCTATAATCATTTTAAGTCTCCTTAGTTTTTTCAAGTTGCAGCATATAGTCTGTATTTAGAAAGTCCGATTTTCCAAATATTCTCTCAGCAGTGTCATCAGCATTTTTAAAATACTTGTCTGCCATTTGATCCAGAAACTCTTCTAGATCATTACTGTGCAAATTTTCTAATTTAGCAATTCTGTCAGCCGTAACTTTTATGTAGCCACTAACCTCAGTCAGCGCGAGTTGTGGATGAACACCGTACTGCTGCATATATTCAATAGTTGCTGTGGAAGCTCTGCCACCGTCCATTAGATTTCTATACATTAATTCAAAACCTCGACGAACATGGTGACGCTTTTCTTCTCTTTCAAAAGCAACTTCATCCCATTCATCAATGCCAAAATTTTCCTTAATGTTTTCATAACTATCAATTAAAGTAGCAATATCTTTTATTGACCCATTAATCTTGTTTTCCATTTGAATTAAGCCATGACGCTTTTGTCTTAGCTTGGCTTCACTGACAGGATCGGTTGAACCCTCAAGCTCCATAATTTCTACACGAACTTCTGCATGGGAAACTTGCGCTTCATTTAAAGCGTTTTCTCTTTTCTCAACTTCCGCTGTTATCTGTCGCAACATTCGATATGGCGAGTGACCATTGAGCATTGTCAATGTCATCATGTTTAATGTTGTTTGTGAATTGTTACGATCAAATGCCCTAGTTGCTTTTGCTATCTCTGGCAATTTCTCAGCGACCTTTGCAGCCGCAACTTGATTTATATTTTTGCTTGCCTCTACTGGCAAAGAAAAAGTTATTGGTTTTGTTATTATGTTAGTCATGCTTGACCTTCTTTTATGATGGGTTTCCTGCACAAGAGATTGACTCCTCTTGCGTAGACGGCATATCTCCAAAATCAGTACAATTTGCTGCTGTTTGAATGACGCACTGATCGATTGTATTTGTCGCTGCGTAACCTGAATTTGCACCTGCAAAGAATACTGCTATAGTTTTATTATTTGCTGTACCCATTCCGTATCTAGCAACCGTCAAATCGCCAAAATCTACAGCGTTCCCTTGAGTAGCAGTTGTGACGTACCCCATTGAATTAGTAACTGAACCAGTATAACCACCAACATGGATTGATCTTGTGGCGTCTGATACTGCGCCATGCTCTGACGATGAAATTGTCATATCCCCAAAGTCTGTTGCATTAGCCGCTGTTGCTGCCGTTACGTAATCAATGTTATTTCTAGCAGGATTACGACCACCAAAAAATAAAACATAAGTTATGTCAGAAGATGCAGTAGCTCCAATTAATGTAGTAGTGAGATCACCAAAATCTACAGCGTTCCCTGCCGTATCAATCGTGACGTACTGAATGTCGTTAGACTCATGACTTGCACTTGCCCCATTTTTATAACCACCGCCAAACAATGCGCGTGTGCCATTTGACGCTGCTGCCATATAATAAAATGTTCCTACTAAATCTCCAAAGTCTGTTCCATTTCCTGCACTGGCAATTGTTATGTATTCAATGATATTTGTCATAGTGCCTGCTGCTGATCCCCCTGCAAAAAGCCCTCTTGTTTTACTTGAGCAAGCCCCACCTCTATCGTGATTATGTGATGTTGAGTAATCACCAAAAGTTGAAGCCGTACTTGGCGTTGTTATTGTGTAATATTTATAACCACTACTATCTGTAGTTGTAACTGCACGATCACCACCCCAAGTCATAGGAGGTGATAAAGAAATTGTTTTAAACTCACTATTTATATATTGATAGAGAACGCTGTTAGTACTATCCCACCATATATCCCCTGCGCTTGGAGATGATGGTTCTGTACCGCTTGCAGTATAACCTTGCTCAATGGCATTCCCTCTAACCTTTAGCTTGTTAGGAAAGTCTACATTTGAGCCGTTGGCATCAATCGTGTTTACTTTTAAAGTACTCATTTTTTTCTCCTAGTTACCAGAAGCTGAATTACCGTTTTGGTGAAGATCATCTAAATCACCAAAATCTGAAGCATTTCCTAAAGTGTTTATATCTATGTATTGGATGGTATTTAGAGCATAAGGAGAAGCAGCTACTTTACCTGATGAAAAACAGGCTCTCCCAGACAAATTTGTGCAAGCTTTAGTATGAGTACACGCTTGAAGAAGATCGCCAAAATCGGTTGAATTACTTGCTGTACCAATTGTTACATATGTAATCACATTTTGCACTGTGGTACTATTATAAGCCTCATGTATTACACCGCGCACATTTTGGCTTGTTCCACAGTTAGTCCATGAAGCGTTAGATAAGTCGCCAAAGTCTGTTGCGTTAGCTGCTGTTGCAATAGTAACCTGATCTATGACGCTATCTCCCATCGAAGTAGAAAAGCCGCCATGAAAAAGACCTACTGTACCATCAGTAATGTTTCCACCAATCTCACTACGACCTACAGTCAAATCTCCATGATCTGCTGCATTAGACGCTGTTGCAGTAGTAAATCTTTGTATTTGATTTGTCTTATCGCTGTCTCCGTTACCTCCTGCATTTACTGCTATAGTTCCATTACAATTTGCGGCAGCATCTTGTTGCCCATAAGTACCAGATAAATCACCGTGATCTGCTGCATTACCCAAAGTTCCAACAGTAATTACATCTATCTTTAAACTTTTTGCGGTTGACCCACTTTGCCCACCAATTACAAATGCTCTTGTTCCATCACTGGTACTACTGTTGTATCTCTTTGTTTCTGTAAGGTCGCCAAAATCTGCTGCATTTCCTAATGTTGCAATTGTCCAATATACAATGGAGTTACTTATAGCCGCTGCGTTTCTACGATAAGCCCCCATGTATAAAGCTCTTTCACCGCCATCAAATAAAGTTGGTGCATTGCTGTGAGTAATCTGCTTAAACGCACCGTCAGCATAAATATAAAATTTATCATTTGCTGTGTCGTACCAAGTGTCACCATTTGCAGGGGAAGATGGTTCTGTTCCTGATGCCGTGTAAGCCTTGCCAATTAATCCACTATCTGAGCCGCCTATATTGACCCCATATGTAAAATTAGGAGCGCCAGTACCTGCACGATCTGTTATCTTTCTTGTTGTAAATTCTGACATTATTTTCTCCTAAGAAGCTGCGCCTGATGCTGCGCCACCATATCTTGACGCTATTGTTAAATCGCCATGATCTGCTGCGTTTCCTGTTGTTTGAATAGTAACAATATCCACGTTATTAACAGCAGTGCTTGAGTCCTGACCCCCTAAAAACACTCCCTTTGTTTCGTTGTTGGTAGCTGATAAACCTCCCCTTGCAAGGCTTAAATCTCCAAAATCTGAAGCGTTACCTGTTGAAGCTATTGTAAAATAATCCATTACATTAGTAACACTAAAACCACCTGCAAATATTGCTCTTGTAGCGTCTGCACAAGAAGAAGTATTATATCTTGCACTTGTCATATCACCGAAATCTATTGCATTACTTGGAGTAGCATTTGTAATGTATTCAATTGTGTTAACAGTTGCATCTCCATACATACCACTAAACAAAGCCCTTGAGGTATTGGTTGCACCTGAGCCTCTTGAGGTAACAGCAGTGTGATCTCCAAAGTCGGTGGCATTACCAGAGGTTGCTATTGTAACAAAATCTATTGTGTTGACTTGACTGTTACCTGCGCTTGTTGTTTGTCCACCTGAGAAAATACCAAACTTTCCACCGACTGCTGCAAGTCTATACCTTGCTTGGCTCAAATTTCCGAAATCAGTTGCGTTGGCTGCTGTTGAGGTTGTTACTTTATCTATTGTATCAGTAATAGCAGAGTCATCTCCTCCTCCAAATATAGCAGTTGTACCATCTGATGCACCTGCTAATTGGTCTCTAGCTGCACTTAAATTCCCAAAGTCGGTAAAATTTCCAGATGTTGTAATAGAACCATAATTAATTGTGTCTAATTTATTAAAAGAAGCATCAGCGCCACCTGCCATAATCGCACGATCCCCATACCACACTGGCGATATACCTATGGTTTCTTTCCACTCCCCTGCAATGTAAATAAATATCTTTTCGTTTGCTGTATCCCACCAGATTGAACCGTTTTTTGGAGAACTTGGTTCACTAGAACTTGCTGTATATTGACCAAGATTGAGCGTAGAAAGTGCCGCGCCATTTACAGTTACACCAGTGCTAAAATTGGGTTTGCCAGTACCTGCTGCGTCTACGACTGTATCAACTTTTATTTCTGTCATTTTATATTACCGCGTATCGCGCCCCACTGCTAATTGTTAAAGTTACACCGCTTGCAATGCTAACAGCACCAACTGAAAAACCATTGTCAGTTGCTGCAATAGTAGTATTAGAGCTAATGGTTTGTGAATGTGTATTTACAGGACTTAGCCCAGAGCTACCTGCGTTATCGTCTGCAAAACTTAAGTTGCCTGATCCGTCTGTTTTTAAAACTTGGTTTGCTGACCCATCTGCTGTTGGAAAAGATAACCCATCTAGTACAATCTTACCCGAACCATTAGGCGTTATAGCAATATTACCGTCGCTTGCTGAGACAATAGCCTGTCCATTTACATCAAGTGAACCGCCCAACTGTGGAGTCGTATCAGCCGCTACACTTGCTATGCCACCTGATCCAGATTGGTCATCCACCCAAGCGTAATCGCTACCGTTCCAACCTAAGATTTGACCAGATGAAGCACCACCGACATTGAGGTGAGTATTTACATTAGCGTCTGTATAACCTGCATTATCTACCCAAGCATAATCGCTACCGTTCCACGAAAGCACATATCCACTTGTAGGGTTAGATTGATTTAGGTGACTGTCTACATCACTGTTGCTATATGAGCTTACCGCAACAGGAGCAGTCTCAGCGCCAGCGCCCATTTGACTATGTGAGCCGCAATAGTAGAAAAGCTGATCTGCTGCATCTTGTTGTAACTGAACCTCAACATATGCGCCTGAGCTTCCAGCCGTTCCTGACGTTGTAATACCTGTTGTGAACTGTGAACCACCGCCATGAGTACCATCTGAAGTTGTACTAAATCGTAATGGATGCCCACTGTTAGAACTATCAGAAACATCAAATCTATATTTAACACCTTTGGGAATAAACATATCCTGTTGAGATGTTCCATCTATTACAAACTTACCGCCAGCAACCGTGACCGTAACAGCTATACCTTTCAAGCTTCCGTCTGTTTGAACATCTTTTGCAAACGTGGCTAGATTTCTGTTTATACTCATATCAGATCCTTAAATTGCATACTGTTGAACTTGCACAATATCCCCAGCATTACCGCCAGAAACTAAGGTAACTGTGCTGGACGAAATTGAATAATCGGTAGTTGGCAAAAGCAAAATGCCGTTTAAATAAACCGCACTTTTGTTAATATTATAACTGCCACTAAATGCAGTTTGCCCTGACGTAGAAGTAAATTCAGTTGTTAAATAATTTGCAGAAGCACCGCCATACTCTACGACTTCCAGAATATCGCCAGCACTAGCACCAGCGCCTAAAACTACAGCACTTCCTGAGCTTGCCGTAAATGAGGAGCTATCTAATTTAGCCCCGTTCATAAACACCAGAATGTTACCAACTGTGTAGTTAACACTGAAAGATGTTTGATTTGCTGTCGCTGTAAATGCTGTGAAATTGTGAGCAGCACCAGATAGAGTTAGATCAGCAGAAGACGGACTGATAAAGACATATGCAGAACCGCTTAGATTAAGAAGAGAACCAGTAGAGCTACTACGCAATACACGGGTTAAAGTTGTGCCTGAGTGAGTGTAGACCCCCTGAGATATTTCCCAAGCGTTACCATCTTCTATGACAAAGACTGTGGTATCACCGTCAGAAATCCCACCGTCTGCAAACGTTTGGTAGCCTGTTCTTGCAGAGCCTAGACTTAAAGTACCCGTTCCAGTTGTGCTTGTGCTTACAGAGACTCGATCAGCAAATTTAACCATCTACTCGTCCGTTTCTTTTTTCTTTTCGTTTTTGATTTCATCGCTTTTTAAATCTGTGGTGTAACCTTTATCAGATATTTTTTTTGCAATTTCGTCTGGTTCAAACTCAAAGTGGTGAACTGTTTTATTTGTCATAACCATTAGCTCAACCTTTATGATGGATCTGGAATGCCAAGGGCAAAACTAGCGCCTGTAAAAGAATTTCCGTTAGTGACAGATTGAGAAGCTGATAGACTTCCTGTAACTAACAATCTGCTATTACTTGAATCTACCAGAGCATAGTGAGTACAAGTGCCAGTACCTGTAATCGCTCCATCTGTAATTGCTGCGAAAACAACCTCACGACCACCGCCAGATCTATCTGATGGAGCAGCGCCACTTAGTGACGTAGAGTTTCCCAATGTGTATGTAGAAGTGGCCTCAGCGTATGTTGTCGCTTCTTGGCTAGTCACATGAATAGCATTTGCTTCCGTGTCTAAAACTCCTAATCCAGAGTCTAGCACTCTGTCATTTAATGTAGCCATTTTAAAAATCTCCTTTTTTGAGTTGGCATTATGGCAAGTTAGGCCATGAGGGATTGAGAGGATCGAAACCGTCTTGTGCTGGCATATCCCTCAAATTCTGTCTTAGTATTTTATAATTATCTTTATCTGTTTCAGATAATGGACTGTCAGCCGCTTGCGTCCAATCGGTTGCTGCTAAACGTTTGTTACGCTCTTCTCTAAATTCTATTAAGTTTTCTGCGTATATGTCAGCTTGCGTTTCACTAACAAAATTTGCGTCAACATACTTCAAATATTTAACACTATTGCTGTCGTTTGGTGCAGCTATCTTTGACATAACGCCAGTGTCATTTGCACCAATTAAATTATCCGCGTCTGCTTCATCTGCAAACTCTGAAACAATATAACCGCCATCATTAAGGTAAACAAAATAGCTCATGCTATATTACTCAACACAAATAAATCACCTTGTACGTTATAACGCCTTGCGTTGGTAACAGTGATTGAAACCGTCACTGAAGTACCACTTAGAGAAAATGCCTTAATTCCATGTAGTTGCTGAGAATTACTAGTCGATATACTCCCAATGTTACCGTAATCTCTATTAGTTCCCGCAATGTTTATATCTGGTTTTATATTAGCAGAGTTATTATCAGTATTACTTGTAGCAAAAACCAACCCAGAAAAACCTGCAATAACTTTTGATCCGCTAGTTAATCCTGTAGCGGTTAACGTAGCTATTGTAGTATTATATTGATAGCTGCTGCCAGTATAAGTATAATTTACTGCTGAAGTATGTGCTGTAGCAATACCAGATCCAGTAAATACACTAGCCGAAATTGTACCACCTGATATATTACCTGCATTTATTGTACCTGCATAAACATAAGAAGAAACAATAGTATCCGCTTCAATTGATGCCTGTGCCCAAGAGCTACCATTGTAATGGTAGTATTTTTTATTACCAGTATGGAATAATAAGTCTCCGTTTGTTACTCCCGACGATGGGAAACCATTTTGATAGAATACAGTAGCTTTACCTAATGCGGTTGTATTTGCAGAGTTAGCTGTTGAATTAGCGGAATTAGCAGTACTTAACGCAGTATTTGCCGTTGAGTTAGCAGTATTTGCTGTTGCTTGTGCGGTTGCTGCATCATTTACAGCACCATCAGCGGTTGATTGAGCAGTGCTTGCGGCAGAGCTTGCTGAATTGGCTGTATTGTTTGCTGTTGTAGCTGTTGAACTAGCGGTATTAGCTGTATTTGTTACAGCCGTTAGATCTGTTCCTAAATTTGTAATCTTGCCTTGTGATAGATTTGGAATTTGCCCTACTGTTAAAGTATCTCTAATTGCAGCCGCACCAAACTCCGCTGTACCATCATTCTTAATTCTCCAACCTGCTGAACCTGCACTAAAATTAGAACTTTCAATCGTATCAGTAATTTGAAAAGCACCATTAGCTGTGCCGTATTTTATAGAAGTCACAGCACCGCTTACATCTGCCTCAACAGTATAGGTAACTGTCCATTCTTTTTCTACAAAACTTGTATTGCTAACCGTTGTTTGGCTGTGAGACCACCCTGACGGGGGTGTGCTAAATGATGCACTAGCCACATTAAAAGTACCACTATTATTTGTAGGAGCACTAGGAGCAGTTGCTTGCAAGGTTGTATAATATAAAATCCCAGAATAAACGCTTGTATCTGTATCAACACCCGTAGCCGCTGCATCTGTAGTTGCATTGACTGAGCTACTTGCTGCGCTTTCATTCCCAGAAAAATCAACTGCTGCAACCCAATAATAATACTGTGTGCTTACTGCCAGAGCAGCATCTACAAATTTGTCAGACCCACTGAAAGCAATAGGATTAGCTGGCTGTGAATTAGACGTAGCTCTGTAGATATTATATCCCTTAAGATCATACAGCGTAGCGCCACCGACTTGAGTAGTAGGGGCTGTCCAATCTAAAGTTATTTGCTTTGCGCCACCAGTAGCCGTTAAACCAGAAACACCGCTAGGAGCAGTTGTGTCACCGCCCACAGTATGCGCTGACGCTGCTACCCAAGAACCTACATTACCTTTAACACCTACACCCCTGACCCTCACATTGTACTGAGCGCCACTTTCCAATGGGCTTATATTTGCAGCAGTATCAGAAGCTGGGATTTCTGTTCTAAAATAATTACTGTCTGTAGTTTTTTTCCACTCGATTTCATAATGATTTAAAAATTTACTTGTTGCCGCTGTCCAACTAACTCGCGCTTGTGTCACAAATGTTCCATCTAATTGTACTGAACCGATGTCAGTAACAGAAACATTAGACGGGCTAAGACCAGCCCTTATATCTGTAAGGGTTGAATTGTTACTGAGTATTTCGCTTTCTTCTGCTGACCAACTGAAAGCAGCTGAAGATGTTTCACGCAATGTTAAGCTTACACTTAGTTCACCGCTGGAACTATCGTTTGAAAACTTCCAACCAACTACCTCAAATTCTTTTGCACTCCATCCGTAACGGCTATTGGTTATTCCTACAACGTCACCGACTTGAACGTTAAAAGCATCTAACCCAAAATCCGCTGAAACGGTCATGCTTTCACGCGCTCTAAACAAAGTCATCTTGGCTAATCTTTGAGCCATAGCGCTAGACGTTGTGTAGGGTAGGGCTAAGTCAATAGCGCTTTCTACACCAGCGTCATTATTTATAAAGGTTGTACTTCTTATCTCAGGATAATCAGTGCGTATATAATCGTCAGCAGCAGAGTTAAACATTCCACGAACAATGTTAAAACTATCGCGTCTGCTAGGCTTTGTTTCAACGTTTATTCCAGATCTAAAATCATCTAGGGTAAAAGTCTTAACAGCTGCTGTGTATTCTCCTACTTTCAATTGCCAGTTGCCCTGACCCCAAAAAAGGGTAGCAGCACAAGAAGTCATCATATCGCCTAAAATATCAGAGGGGCTTCTGTCTAAACTTACAACACCGTTTAGCTCATATCTTTTTTCAGTGCCGCCATTAGATAACGTAACAGTTTCATCACAAGTATTAGCAGCTGCTGAGAACGTTGTATCAAGCGTGACGCCTGTATTATCTACACCATAAGAGCTAGTGAGATAATCACGGATACACAGAGCCGCATTTGCTGAGAAAGCAGTGCTGGAATTTCTGGGATCATAAACCTTTTTGCCCTCAACTATTGCAGTGAATAAAGGTATTCCCTCAGCAAAAACATTTTGGTCATACTCCATGCGAACATAGAGGCAAGCAATCCCTTCACCTTTAAAGTTTGTATTTTCACTACTACTAGGAGCAACCCCGTCTATTTTCCATTCTGGGGGATCTGTAATAGCGTTTAGTGTGCTGTAAACATTTTGGTTATCAGCGCCTGTAAACTTGCGAATATATATCTTAGCGTTACTGTCTGCGTCTTTCCACCTCGCATCAGAAACAAAATAATCTGAGCCAATTGTTACAGTTGCGTCATTGATATAAACAGAGCCAATACTATTAACTTCATGTCCACCCAAAACAATTATTTGGTGCAGAAATTTATTAGTATCACCTGTACTTTCTACATAAGATACTACACCGCCTTTACGGATTGTACCGTATATAATTTCCTGTGGCGCTGTTGCTGTTCTAGTATTTGCAATTAATCCCTGACTTGTCCCGAAAGCTCCAAAATCAGGAGTTGGAGTAAGTGCTTTAATAGCCCAAGTAGTAACTGCTGATATTGCTATATAGCTTATAGCTTTACTTATAAATATTTGACTAGCTGTTGCGCTGGCTAATATATTTCCACCAAATAAAATAAAGGGGTCTCTAGGTATTCTCTCCCAGCTGTTGAGGCTGACCAATCTGTAATTGTATAGACTGTCTTTCACTCTAGCACCCAACCACTTGTAATTGTTTCTATCGGTAGAGCTTCCAAAGACTGCTTTCCTAAAAAGACAGCGCTGCTACCTATGCTTATTCCAAGAGCATCATTTATTACCCAACGTCTAGCAGCCTTCGTTGTAACTAGACTTCCTCTAGGGGGTACTCCATCAACTCTTGTCAGCTTTGTTTCTAGAGCTTCATAAAGTGTATTTGCTCCAAACCGTTTTCTAAGTTTTTCCCGACTTAAATAAATACCATTTTTTGTATATTTACAAAGCCAATCATCAGCATAGCCAATGCCATACATTGCGCGAAAACAGTTGTTAGTAAAAACAAAGCAATCGTTTGTATGCCATTGAAAACCGTAGCCTCTATTTGCTCTTATATAATCGTTAAGAGCATCTAGATTAGGTTGCTTCATCACCAGCTTGAACTTCTCGACCCCACACAATCGACTTATCTTGCAACCCAGAAACCCAATCAAAAAAACTATCAGATCCAGTTAGACCTTTAGAAGTTCTAACCGCCTTATGGCTCTCGCTTGTGTAGCGTCTAATATTAGGGCGCTCTAAAGTGATTAGTCTGTTTTCTACCGTCAGCTTAATTGTTGCGCTTTGAGCTTCATCTAGAATAGTCATTTGATCCATGTAGCCGCTAAAGATTTCAACTACATCACTTACCCCGTTTAGACCCCAATAGATTGTCACAAGTCTACCTTGGTACTCTTCAGTCAAAGCGTAAGTCAAAACTGTGTTTGCCAAACCTGACAGCGTGATTGTTGTACCACGCGCTGACAAATCACCAGCCTCTTCTAAACCGTCAATTGATAATAATGAACCCGTACCCGTATAGGTTGAAGAGCTTATTGTTTTCTCACCGTATCCCGTCCACAACCTCATAGCACCAGATTGAAATGCTAAATCTACAGCATAGAACGGTTCTATCTCAGGATTAGATAGAGCCGATAAAATAGCGCTGGGAACTGCTCTAGTCATACTGCTTCCATTGCTCCAAAACTTATTCCATAGACTGAAAGATTACTAACGCTGTAAGCAATTTCATTACTACTCAATCTAAATAAACCATTAGCGCTTGTAAGGTCAGCTGACACAGCTGAACGTGTTTTTCTAAGGCTAGGCCATATCTCTAGATCTGCTGCGCTTCCAGTGCCTGTATAATTTTCTAACACTTTATGTAACGTCGAGTCAGAGCCAGTACCCAAAGCCAAAAAGTCACCAGCCTTTAAAGTCTGACCAGACGTTACAACTGCACTAACTGTATTATCACCAGCTGACCCTGAGATTGTAGCAGCTGTCGCTGTGCCTTGAATTGCGTGTGATATAGGATCACTCAGTAGAAATGTTCCATGCCGACCCCGTAAACTAATCAGCCACGCTACCCAAGCCTCAGCTGTAACTCTACGCATTGGCTTTAGAGTTATATCTACACTCCACATCTGACCAGCATAAGTGTGCGCCTGACCAGCAAAAGTAAACGGGCTTTGAGAATAAGCAACAGAGTTTATTGCTCTAAAATCTATTCCGCTGATTGTTGTGTAATCAGGTAAGCTTAGAGGATATGTTATAGCCATTAGCTAAAAGCCCGTCCGTAACTGCCACCCCGACGCTTGCTATCAACAACCGCTGCTTTAGCACTTTCCGCAATTTGAGGTAACATCGTTTTAATTTCGTTTCTGACTGTCTGTTGTACGCCAGTAGTCACGTTAATTGTTTGATTGATTGTCACCCCATCACCGCCACTTATCGCGCTCTGTGCTTGCCCTACAGACAGCACACGACCTGATTGTGAGGGTACAAAGATCTCCCTGCCATGCTCACCCACAACAGCAGCTTGACCAGCTTGCATATAACCGCCAGAAGCAAGATTAGTATTAGGCATGAAAGATGATGTTGCTGGATTAATACCTAAAAAACCCATTGCCGCATTTACTAACCGCTGTACTACTAAGATCCTATAAAGCTCTCTTATGATTGCTTGGGCTGAAGATTTCAAAGAATCTTTGAAACTTTTTGAACCGTCAATGGCAGACATAAAAACATCTTCAAAAGCAGACTCAAGAGTAGAAGCCATAGAGTCTAGATCTTCCATAGCCTTGGTCATTAACTGTAATTCACCAGTAGCTTTTTTAACATCCTTTGGATTTACTGGGGAGCTTGTGCCTTTGGTATTTGCTGCTTTCTCCATTTTGTCGATTAAAGCAATTCGCGCTAATTCTTGATCTAATAGTTTCTGTCTTTCCGCTTGTACTCCAGCAAGCTTTATTTCTGAGACAACAAGATTATCTATCATAACTTGTTTCTTTTTTTGAAAATCTTCTTCAGTACGAAAAGCTGCTTTTTTAAATTTTTCGATAGCCTCACGTTTTTTTTGAATTTTTATTTCTAACTTTAATTGCTGGTTATAAAGATCATCTAATCTTGCTTTGTCAGTCATTGCAAAAATAGCGTCAAAAGCTTCTAGCGCTGTTAAAGCAAACTTTGAAAACGACTTACCCATAGCGCCAAGAATTTCATCCATGCGTCTACGCATTTCCATCCCAGCTTTTATTGTATCTGTTTCTAAAACTAGGCCAAGCTCTCTAGCTCTTTCTGACATTTCACCTAGTGCTTTTGCATTATTTTGGAACAATGGCACAAGTAAAGTTGCATCAGAAGCAAGCGCCTCCATAAAGAATGTCATTTCTGCTTGATTAACGTTTGCGTCTTCTAGTGCTTTTACATACAGCGCTAAACCTTCATCAGAGCTTAGACCTTTAAAAGCGTCAGCAGTAAGCCCGACTTTAGGAGCAATTTGCTCAAAGAAATCTATTGCCCCACCGCCTCCGCTTATAAAAAAGTCAGAAAATTTATCATTTGTGTCTTTCAAAATATCTGCAAGTTTTTCTTGAGAAACGCCAAAGTTTGCAGCAGCAAATGACATTTCTTGAAAGCGCTCAACATTTACACCAGCAAGCGCTGAAAGATTAGTAATCTCTTTTGATGTCTGTGTAGCGTTTTCAATCATTCTTTGAAAACCAACACTGATAGCACCAATTGATAACAAACCGCCAAGCTTACCAGCTGACAGACTAAGCTTGTCCATAGCCTTAGTTGTTTGATGTAAATTAGTCTTAGACTTATGTGCAAATCTTTGGATCTTTTTATTCGCACGATCCATAGCTTTATTAAACTCACGATCTTTTGCAGAAAGTATAATATTTAATTCTTCTGCACTTATCGCCATTTATCCGTACTTCCTTGCTAGTTCTTTTGCCTCTTCTAACGAAGGTGCATTTTTGCCAGCCCTATTTGGACTATGCGCTTTTTGCCAACCATCAAATAGAATGAAAACATCTTTAGGTATCATGCGTCTGATTTCGTCAGGTTTCAGTCCAGCTATAATTCCGTTTGCAATTATTTTACGGACGTTAAGCCTTGTTTGCTTTTGCTCGTAACTTTTTTTTTAGGTGCTTCTGCAAATGCGTCAGGCATAAAAGCAATACCCAAAACAGCCTGAGCAATTTGATAGAGGCGCAAATAATCAGCTGGTGTACACTCTTCAATTATTGCATCAGCTTCACCGTCTTTTTTGCCACCCCCGACTAGTGCCAAAGCTAAGAGATCTTTAATTTCTGTGGAAGAAGGTTTGCTACTGCGCTCAAAAAAACCATCCCACAATTCAAAGATACCTCTGTGTTTGTCCTCAAATCTTTCTATCTGTCCGACTGTAAGAATAAAAACGTAGCTAGTGCCGCCAAGCTCCTCAACAATGCCGCCCCGTGGACTTTCAGCGGTAATAGCCATTATGCAGAAGTAAAGGTTACAGCACCGTTGCTTTCTAAACTTGTTGAGAAAGTAACGCCACCTTCTGTTTCGCCACCAAACTCTAAACTTGTTAGCCTAAAGTTTCCAGCATATGTACCAAAATCAGGAACAACAACCTGACAATTCATTGCTGGATCAGCTTGCATTGCTACCGTGTTTAATCTTGCCTCAGCCGTTTCATCTAGAAAAACTCCGTCAGCCGATAAGCTAACTGATTTTAAACCGTTCAAGCTTGAAGCAAAGAGCGCACCAGCTGGCGAACTTGCGTCAGGGGTAGTTACATCAATTGCAGAATTATTGATTGTAATAGTCTTAGAGTTTAGACCAGCTAAAGAAGTAAATACTTCTGAACCAGACCCGTCACCGACTTTAAGTAATAGTGCTCTACCTAATTGTTTAGCCATAGTAAAAACTCCTTTTAGGCTGTTTGAATATTTGCGTTGAAAAGAATTGAGCCTTTATGCCCACGATCATCAGTATTCTTTTCAACCATGTAATTTTCGCAACGTAGATCTATTAGGTGAAAACCAGTTAGACTTACGTTTGTTTCTTGTCGGTGTAGCGCTGTTCTTACAGCTTCTAAAATTCTTGTTGCTTCAACACGTCCAGTTGTTTGAGAAAATGCCTCTATAAATAATGTTACCTCTGCTCCTGTACTTCCGTCAGTATCGTCAGCGCGTGGCACAATGCCGCCAAACCGAATGAAAGGGTAGGTGACAGGGGTAGGGGCTTCATCATAAATTCTATCAGAAATAATAGCTGCTGTAGCGCTGTCAGCTGCTAGCCTTGTCCTAACAGCCTTTTGTAATTCCAATGCAAAACCGTTACTCATTTTAAACCAGTTTCCCTAGCAGCTTTGTTAATAGCGCGACTTACACGACCTCTATGCTTTTTACCTAAGAGCAAATAAGTGACCCTAATGAATGACCTAGGACTTGTAGTACCTGTAAACTTTTTGCCTGTTCTTTCTGGCTGTCTAGATCTTCTTGTATAAGTTCTACCAAATTCAACAGACAACGCTTTGATCTGATCTTTAGCCGTTGGTGGTGCAGCCTCAACAGACCCCACGAAACTAAAAGGTCTTATTTCAAATTTAGCGTGGATACCTCGCGCTAAATCACCTGTATCTTTCTGGACAATTGATCTAGCTTTTGCAACGCCTTCAAGCGTAGACTTTCGTACTACATCACCAATTAATTTTCTTTGCCGCCTTGGGTACTTTTTAATATTTGCAGAAAGTTTTTCAAACTCAACCTTCAAGCTGCAACACCTTTTTCTAGGACAAACAAAGTAATGTCATTTTTAGCTGTTGGACTTGTAATAGACTTGATAGCCCAGATAGTATTTCTAGCAATAACGCGATCTGACAAAGTAATTGTTTTTAGTGTGCTGTCTGTTCTTACGCGCATGTTTGCTTTTGCTACATCTTCAAAAGCACCTGTTTCATCGTTCATAGTTCCAGAACGCTCTACAATTTCAGCAAAGCGACTAATAAGATCTGACCAGTTATCTTGCGTCACATTCCCAAAGTCATCAGCAGTTGCTGACATTCTTTGAAATGTCGCTCTGTCTCTGAACAACCCAGACCTAGCCAACCCAGCTACTCCGTTCATTTGCTATCAGCTGCTCAATGCCAAAAGGTAACGTCTTGGAAATTGTTCCTATTAATTCATTCTCACGGTTTTCATAATAGTTTGCGACCAGCATTTTTATTGCATGTCTGACTGTCTCAGGCACACTTTCAGCTGTGTCACCAAAACCCACAACATAGGTTATCTTAATTGCATCATCACGCTTGAATGTTACAGGAAAAGAAAAGCCCGATTTAGGATAAATAGTTTTGTAACTTTTACTGCCTATTATGTAGTAATTAGAAAGTGTATCAGTTTGCAAAACGTTGTTTACATCGTAATACTCTATGGAAGTTACAGACTGAACTGGGGTAATACTAAGATGTACAGTTGTTGGGTTAGGTGCAATGTACTCAGCCCAAGTTTGTGTAATCATTGCTTTTCCAAGCATACCAGTAACATCTAAATAATTTACCGCAACATTTATTAAAGATCCAATGATTACATCATCGTCTGAATGTTCTACGCGCATATGTCGTTTGCATTCAGCAATTGTAACAGGATCTATTAAAGGAGCAGTTACTAGCTCTAATCTATGTTGCAGCGGTAAATTCATTGTTATTCCTTAACAGCTGTCTTTTTCTCAGCGACTTCTTTAGTAGCCTTTTCAACTTTTGTTTCTTCAACAACTTCAGCTATTCCCTTTTCAACATATCTAAGAAGAGCATCAGGATCATTAATCTCTACAATGTCTCCGACACTGTTACTGAACCCAATACCAGCCATTGATTGAAGTAATCTTACTTTTGCCATGTTTATATTCCTTTGAAAAAGTGAGGGGGTTGCATCCCCCTCACACACTGCCAATATTAAGCTTGTGTTAGAGTTTTCACAGCTGCTGTATCTGTTAAGCAACCATCGAATCTAAGATAACCTAGCACCGCAAAATCTGGAAAAAATCGCTCTCGAAGAACCGTTACAGCTGGCTCTGCAACTTTTCTGACATAGAAAGCTGACATATCACCAAACAAGACTGTCTTGTTACCAGTAGCAATTGAAGCAACGTCTTGATTAACAACTACTGGATAGCCCAAGATTGTCTGTGGCATGTTTGCAGCATAGCCGCCAATCTCCCACAAATATCTATTTTGGCTGTCCTTTAGCTTTCTGACTGCTGACAAAGTGCTGTCATTCATCATCATAGCAACATTACCGCCTTGCCTATAGGCTGGATCTACTGAGTGAACTAAGTCAATTAATTCATCAGCTGCAATTGCTGTTGCTGAAGCTGCTGTTACTCCCAAAGTTGCATTGGTCATAATCCCTTCAACGTCAGATGAACCGCTACCAGTTGTAAGCTTAGAGTTAGCAATACGCGCCATTCGCTCACCAAGCTTACGACCTAAAAAGCTTTCCATATTAAGAACACTGTCAGTATTCAATTCGTGAGAAAACCTAATAAATTCAGTATTAAAGCCGAAAGCTGAAAGCTGCTTCTGTCCAAAAGTTACATCTTTTCCATTGTCATCTGTTGGCTGTGTACCTTCAGTATGAGCAACAGGTAGTAACCCAGAACCCGTATCATCAACAGTTGGGATTTTAAATGCTTCACCAGTTGCTGTGTTGAGCGTTGTGAACAATGGTGACGTATACATTGCACCATGAGCTTTCATGCTTTCAACAATAAAAGTCGCAAGAGTTTCAGGCACAGTAAAACCACCACTATTGTTAGTGCCGCCAACCTGTACACGTTTTTCCATTAGTGCTTGCCTAGCTTCTGGGCTAACATCTTCTAGACCACCTTTAGACACGTACTCCATAAACGCAGTACGATATTCCATTGTGTCACCCTGATCTGATGCTGGTGCAGAACGACCTTCAACTTGTGGAAGCTTTGAAGTGTCAGGAGCTTCAATAGCCGCCTGAGCTTTTTCAAGTCTTTCTTCACGATCAGCACGGGCTTGTAGCTTGTCGTGATCTTCCATCATAGCGTCAAATTCACGCTCTATTTCAGCTGCTCTTTCTTCAACAACATCGTCAGTTATTTCTTCTAATTTCTTTCGCGCTTCTGTGGCGATATTCGCCATTTTCTCACGCAAAGTTTTTATCTCAGACATATGAGATCCTTTCTTTATTTAGGGAGAAATTTAGCTTTCATCTTTAAGCGTCTTATGACGCTGTGATGTCTGCGTTTTGCGTGTCGCGCGTTTCTGTACTTCTCCAGACTACTCATGGCACTTCTTAAACCGATTGATGTACTTTCGTAGGCTGGGGTTGTAACAATGCTCACATCGTGCAAATCAGCCCTAGTAATGGTGCGAGTAGGCATTTCAGACTCATCACTCCATTCTTGTGCTGTAGGTACGAAAGCGAACGACATTTTGTCCAAATCACCCCTCTTCATTTTGGGGAGAATTGATCGGACATCGGGATCTGAAGGATCTAGATTGGCTCTTATTTTAAGACCTCTTTCATCCTCAGATAATTCTAACGTACCGCTGCGAGTACGTGCTAATGGTAGGCCAGTGTGATTAATTAGAAAAACAACATCGTCACGATCTACTGCATCTGTAAATGCACCACGCGCAATTTGCTCTTGCCACTTTCCAGCTATAATTGTTGGACTATCAAAGACAGCTGCATAACCTTCAACTGCTACAGTACCGTCATCAACTTCACGAATTTCTAAACCTTCAGCTAGTCTAGCCTCACGGTACTTGTTTTTGTCTTTATCTTTCTTTTTACCGTAAGCGCTATCTTCAATGTCAGTCATATCTTCATCCTCATACTGCTCACTTTTTCCAAAAGTAATTATGATTTCCGTTTCTGTTTCTTTGATGTTTTTTATGTTGCGATCTTCAGAGCGCTCACTAACAACTGATAGTGTTGAGAACTTGTGACCAACAAGCTGACCTGTAGCGCTATAACCATCTTCACCTTCACGGTAGAGCATGATTAAAGCCGCTGGATCATCTTCTGTTGCGTTTAGAGTAAACTCAGTATCTGGCACGTTAAGTGTACCGTCTTTGACTATGCGTCTTACTTTGCCGTAAGCTTTGCCACCGCTGCTATCCCAGCTGACGAAATCACCTACAGCAACCCCGTCAGGTGCTGCTCTATTCAACATACGTTAATAATCCTTACTGAAAGTTTACTGACTGTGTGGCTATGGGAACTGTCGCGCCTTGAATTAGCAAATCATCACCGCTAGGCTTACGCTCAAGCCCTTCGATTTCTCTAACTTCATTTGGCGTTTTGACAGCATTTTGTATTGCAGCCGCGTGTGCTTCCATACGGGTTTTCAAATCACCTCTTAGCAAGCTATCAACATTGTAGCGCACTTCTAAACTACTCTCACGACCAAACAGTTTTAAATTCATTTCCTGTTCTGTCTGCTCAATCCAGCGCCTGAGCGTGTGCTTTACAAAATGCAGATCTTGCTGCTCATTGTTGCTGAATGTTCCGTTGGAAAGATCTTGTAAGAAAACAGGCGGTAAGCTGTATATACGTG